TCAGCTGGTACCGGCAGCCGTCGCCGGCAGCTGAAACTCATCGAAGCGCACCACTTCCTCCCCCAGCCATTCATTGACCTGCAGCAGCCTGGCCTGGATCGGCTCCAGTTCGTTCATGGCCCACACCTGGGCGGCGTCCCGGATCGAGCCGAAACCGCCAGCGTTCTGCGGCACGATGCCCATCAGCTGAGGAGGGATGCGCAGCGAGGCCAGCAGATCGTCCCGGCTGATGTTCTTGATGGCGGCGAAGTCATCCTTGGCCGACACCTCGCTGATCGGAATGAGCTGGATGCCCTCCTTCTTTCCACCAGGTGCGTACATGAACAGGTTGCGGAAGTTGCCCGGCCCCTTGCTGTCCTTCATCGCCGTGCGCAGATCGGTGACGAACGACTCATCCTGCACCGCATCGGTCATGTACAGGATAAAGCCAGCGTGGCTACCGTTCTGGTAGTACTTCCTCCGGAACAGCGTGGCCGACTCATTCAGGAGCGCGCTCTGCAGCGCCGCCAGCCACTCGGGCAAGCCATAGATTTCCTGGTTGATATCGGCCTCACGCACATGACAGACAGTGCCACGCCGGAATTCGTGCTCATCCTTCCAGCCGCGCACCTGGTAGTACAGGTCAAGGTCGGTACCGCGCCGCACGTACTTGGCCAGCACCGGGCGCAGGCCCAGCGTGTTGCGCAGCATGTTGTCGTGCTTCTCCAGGTAGGCGTTGCCGAAGGTGCCCCAATCCGTGGCGAATTGCTCGAAGGCCTGGCGACTCAGCAGACGGTGCGGCTTGAACGTCTTCACCAGCATGTTGCGACGGAAATTCAGCCCCGACTGCAGATAAACACTCGCCCTGGTCGAGCGGGCCAAGCCATCCACCGACATCGGCGGCTCATACCAGCGGCCATTGGCCCAGCACTCCAGGTAATCCAGCACCTCGCGCCCATCCAGTACCGGCACCGGATCGCCGAAGGTGAACGCCTCGGCCCGGGCGCCCTGCCCACTCACTTGCAGGGCCTGGGCCCCATTCTCTGCGCTCATCAGCTGAACTCCATGATGGCCGTGTTGCTGGCGGTCTGCCCTTCAAGCGGCTCGTTGATCAATGCGTGGAACAGCGCCCACGCCAGGTCGGCATGCCCGGTCGCATCGCTGCGCCCGGCCGTATAAGTGAACATGCGCCCGCTGGGCGTCATGGTTTTGCGGATGGCCATCAGCGCCTGGGCAACGTCCGTCCAGCCAGCGTCGAATTCGAAACGCCCCTTGCGCACTACGTCCCAGGCCTTCATCACCAGCTTGGTTTTCACCTCCGGGCTGTAGCTGAACGTGCGCACATTCGGGAAGAACTGCTTCACCAGCTGCGCCACGCCAGCGCCCATGCCCGTGGTATCGATGCCGATATAGGTCACCCAATACCGCTTGGTGATCTGCTCAATGGTTCGGGCCTGGGCCTCGAAGTCCATACCCCGGAACTGGTGCCGCTCGATCAACCGGAACTTGCCGCCCGGCACCAGCGGTGGCGCAACCACCACCAGGCCCGCCGTATCGCCGGTTTCTGCCGGGTCATAGCCAATCCATACCTGGCGGTCACCCAATGGGCGCGGCGCGAACGGTTTGTAGTCGTCCCACACCTCCCAACTGTCCACCATGCACGGCTGCAGCATGGCCAGCGGGAAGATGCTGTCGCCATCGTTTACGAAGTGGCACATCAGCAGGTTGTTGAACGCCTGCTCGTCGTATTCAAGGCGCAGCTCCTCGATGTCGAACAGGTCGCAGCCCCGTGCCTCGGCGTCCAGCACCGTCACGATCTGCCGCCAGATCCTGTCCTCGCACTTGCGCCCCATCTGCAGTGCGTCGTGGCTGACATCAATTTTCAGGTGTTGAGCAGTGGGCTTGCCCTTGTTGTGACGTTCACCGGTCCAGTGCTTGTAGGCCGCGTGAGCCATGCTCGATGGCGTAGAGAAGTAGGTTTTGCGCCACTTCTTGTGGAATGCCATACCCGACGCGACCTTGTTGATCTCGTCGAAGCCATGCACCCAGAAGAATTCGTCGAAGTAGAAGTTGCCGCTGCGCCCCTGGGCGGTGCGGAAGTTGGTACCGAGAAAGTGCAGCTCGGCGTTATTCCACAACACGATGGGGTCGCCGGTCAGCTTGACGCCCAGCACCTCATTGACGAAGGCCTGCATGTAGTTCTTGAACTGGTGCGCCTGCGCCTTGCTGGCCGATAGGAAGATCTGGTTGCGTCCGGTCGTGATCGCGTCGATCAGCGCTTCTCTGGCGAAGTAGTACGTGGCGCCGATCTGGCGCGACTTGAGCAGCATCCGCGTGCGCTGGTTGCCAGCGCGGTACCAGTCGAGCTGGTAGTCGAAGCACCCATCCTTGAACGCCTCGACCAGCGTCTCGATCTGCTCTTCGCTCAGCTCATTGCGAACCGCCTGCTTTTTCGGGCCCTCGTTGCGCTTGGCCAGGCTGGGGTTGAGCTCGCTCTCGGTACCGCCACCCTGGAAGCGCTGGATGCGCGCCTGCCGCTCCAACTGCCGATGCAGCAGGTCGATTTCCTTGAAGTCGCCGCCCGTCTTCCCCTCTTTCAGGATCAGCTGCACCAGCCGCGCTTCCAGCGCCCCGCCGATGCGCTCGACGTTATCGGCCCTGTCCCACTCGTCCCGGGTCTTCCAGCTGTGGACGGTCTTTTCCTTCTCGCCCAGGTAGTCGGCGATATCGGTGATGCGCCAACCCGTCCAGTACAGAAATTTGGCCTGGCGGCGGGAGTCGGTAGTCGGCTGATACGGGGCGGTAGTGTTCATGGCGCCGATGCTGCCGCCCGCGCGCGTAAGCCCCTATCGGCGGGCGTTGTAGCGCGTTCTCCTACAACCTCACGTCGTTGCCGCCGCCTCGCCCACTACCGACCATGCCCTCAACGCGAAACCCGCCACCAGCGAACCGCACCGAGGATTCCCAAGCATGTCCGCCACCGCCAAGAAATTCCGCTCCAAATGGACTCGCATTGCCACTGAAGGCGCCACCACCGATGGCCGCAAGATCGAGCGCACCTGGATTCAACAGATGGCTGCTCAGTACAGCCCTTCCACCTACGGCGCCCGTATCAACTGCGAGCACATCAAGTCGTCCTTCCCTGGCAGCGAGTTCGGCGCCTACGGCGACGTGGTTGCCCTGAAGGCCGAAGAGGTGGAGCTCAATGGCGAGAAGAAGCTCGGCCTGTTCGCCCAGCTGCAACCCAACGATGCGCTGATCGCCCTCAACAAGAAGGGTCAGAAGATCTACACCTCAATCGAAGTGCAGCCTGAGTTCGCTGACACCGGCAAGGCGTATCTGGTCGGCCTGGCCGTCACCGACACCCCGGCCAGCCTGGGCACTGAGGCCCTGAGTTTCAGCGCCCAGCACGGCACCCTGGCCAGTCGCAAACAGCATGCGGACAACCTGTTCACCGCAGCCGCCGAAACCGCCCTCGACTTCGAAGAGGTCGACGACACGCCCAGCATGTTCGCAGCCCTCAAGGGGCGCATGGCCGACCTGCTGAAACTGAGCAAGGACAAGGAAGGCAAGGATGCTGCCCACTTCGCCGAGCTGGGCGAAATGATCGGCGACCTGGCCGAGCATGGCGCCAAACAGGCCGACGCCTTCGCCAATGCCACCGCCGCCCACGAAAAGCTTCAGGCCGACCATGCCAAGCTGGCCGGCGAATTCGCCGACTTGCTCAAGCGCCTGGAACAAACCCCTGACCAGCAGCACAGCCAGCGCCCGCCGGTAACCGGTGCCGACGGTAAGCAGCAACTGGCCCAGTTCTGATCAACACACCCAGCTTCGGAGCAACACCATGCGTAAAGAAACCCGCCAGGCCTTCCGGGCCTATCAGTCCCAAGTCGCCAAGCTGAACGGTGCCGACGACGCCACCGAGAAATTCAACGTCGAGCCCAGTGTCCACCAGAAGCTGGAGACTGCTATTCAAGAGTCGAACGCCCTGCTCGGCCGCATCAACATCATCGGCGTTGACGAGCAAACCGGCGAAGCCCTGCAAATCGGCTTGAATGGCCCGGTAGCCAGCCGCACCAACACCAAAGGCGGCAAGCGTCGTAACCCTGGTGAGCGCCACAAGCTGACTAAAGACAGCTACGCCTGCGTACAGACCAACTTCGACACGTCGTTCCTCTACGCCACCGTGGATCAGTGGGCCAAATTCCCTGACTTCCAGGTACGACTGAGCAATGCCATCGTCACCCGCCAGGGCCTGGATCGCATCACCATCGGCTTCCATGGCAAAGAAGCAGCCGCGGAAACCGATATCGAAGCCCACCCGATGCTCGAGGACGTCAACATTGGCTGGCTGGAGAAGATCCGCACCAAGGCGCCAGACCGCGTGCTCGAAGAAGGCGTCGCTGACAGCGGCAAGATCGTTGTAGGCAAAGGCGGTGACTACAAAACGCTGGATGGCATCGTCTTCGATGCCGTGCAACTGCTTGAACCCTGGCACCGCAATCACCCTGATCTGGTGGTGCTGGTGTCTCGTGGCCTGCTGCATGCCAAGCTGCTCAAGGCTGTCGAGAAAGGCGGCGACTCCAACGTCGAAGAAAATGCGGCCCAGGAAGTGGTCAGTCGCGCCCGCCTGGGTGGCTTGCCCATCGTGGATGCACCCTTCTTCCCCGAAGGCACCATTCTCATCACCACCCTGGCCAACCTGTCCATCTACTGGCAGGAGAAAACCCGCCGCCGTCTCGTACGTGACGAGCCGGACTACGACCGCATTGCCGACTACCAGTCGGTCAACGAGGCCTACGTCGTCGAAGATTTCGGTCTGGTTGCCCTGGTCGAAAACATTGAGCGTGCTCCCGAGCCCGACGATGAGCCTGCCGTAGAAGCCGCTGAGGGTTAAGCCATGGGACTGACCCTCGCCCAACGCACCCAGCTGCGCAAACGCGCAGCTGTCCAGGCGGCAGCAGCGGTAGGCCCGGCCATCACCATGGCCGGTGCGAGCGTCTACGAGCTTTATCAGGCCCAACTTCACCAGCACAAACAGCAGCTCAAGAAGATCCAGAGCCAGGAAGGCAAGGCCGACACCAAGCGCAAGCTACTGCCGGACTACGCCCCCTACGTCGAGGGTGTGCTCAGCGCCGGCAAAGGCGCCCAGGACGACGTGCTCACCACCGTCATGCTGTGGCGCATCGACGTGGGCGACTACGCCGGCGCCCTGGACATCGCCGAATACGCGCTGCCCTACGCCCTCAAGATGCCCGACAAATTTGAGCGCTCCCTCGGCTGCGTCGTAGCTGAGGAAATCGCCAACGTCGCCATCAAGCTGCAGAAGGCCAGCGGCTCGTTTGACCTGGAGCTGCTGCTGCGCACCGAGGCCGCCACGGCTGGCGAGGACATGCCCGACGAAGCCCGCGCCAAGCTGCACCTGGCCATCGGCAAGGCGGCATCCGCCCTGGTGTCGGACGAGGCCGAAGCGGTCGACGCCCTGCCCCTGCTGCTCATGGCCAAGCAGGATCTGGCCCGCGCCATCGAGCTGCACACCAACTGCGGCGGCAAAAAGGATCTGGAGCGCGTTGAGCGCCTCCTGAAGAAACACGCCGGCACCACCGGCTAACCGAGCGTCCCCACGCGCCCGGCGGCTCGGGGTGGATCAGACAGGGTGACTCCTTCCCTGCCCTGTGAAACCCCGACCACCGCCGACTTGAGGCCCCGATCATGAGCGCATTCGTAGCGGGCGGCGTTGCAGCGCCGCTCACACTCAGCAACGACGGATTCTGGCCGGACATCGACCTTGCTGACCTGCGCGACGCCCAGCGCATCGCCAGCAGCGTCACCAATGGCCGACTGGAAACCGCCGTGGTGGCGGCCATGATCAGCGTCAACCGCGAGCTCAGCCCCCGCAAGCTGCGGTACCAGGCCGAGGGGCACACCCACCTGGACGCCGTGCCCGCCGACAAGATCGCCGAGCGCAGCGTCCTCACCATCCTCTACCAGCGCGCCGTCTACAGCGCCGCCAGCGCTGAGGTAGCCGAGCGCTACCGCAGCTTCGACGCCACCAACAGCGGCGCCGCCAAGGCCGAGGAAGAAGAACCCACAGTCGACGACTACCGCCGCGACAGCCGCTTCGCCATCCGCGACCTGCTCGGCATCAGCCGCACCACCGTCGAGCTGCTGTGATGGCCACCCTCCGCGCCAACCAGAACGAAACCCTCGACGCCCTCTGCTGGCGGCACTACGGCCGCACCGCCGGCGTCGTCGAGGCCGTGCTCGAGGCAAACCCCGGTCTCGCCGACCTGGGCCCCAACCTTCCACAAGGCCACCCCGTCACCCTGCCCGATGCCGCCCCGCAGCCCGAGCAGCAGGCGGTAACCCTATGGGACTGACCACCACCGCAGGGCAAAGGAACCATGAAAATGCCTGACCGACCGGAAACCTGGGCCTTTCTCCTGGCCTGGCTCGAAAGCCACCACCCGCTGGTATACGCCGCGCTGCTCTCTGCCGCCCTGGCCGCCGCGCGCCTCATCTACACCGGCGGCAGCCTGCGGCGTGCCCTGGGCGAGGGCTTCATCTGCGGGCTCATCACCCTGGCGGCCAGTAACGGCCTGTCCCTGATCGGCATCCCCCTGGAAGCCGCCCCGTTCTTCGGCGGCGTCATCGGCCTGCTGGGTGCGGACTCTATCCGCGCCCTGCTGCAACGCATTGCCCAACGCAAGGTAGACACCCCATGAGCCAGCCCACCCTACGCCACGGCGACCGCTCCCAGGCCGTCCAGCAACTGCAGCGCTCCCTGATCGCCCGCGGCTACCAGCTCTACCTGGACGGCGACTTCGGCGACAAGACCGAGGCCGCCGTCCGCGCCTTCCAGCTCAAGGTGGGCCTGGTGGTCGACGGCGCCGCCGGCCCGAAAACCCTGGCCGCGCTCGCCGGTGCCGACTGTTCCAAGCTGCTCAGCAACGCCACCCTGGTGGCTGCTGCCGAGCGCCTCGGCGTCGAGCTGGCCAGCGTGTACGCCGTCAACGAAGTGGAGTCCGCCGGCGCCGGCTTCCTGAGCAACGGCAAGCCAGCCATCCTGTTCGAGCGGCACATCATGCATCGCCAGTTGAGCACCCCGCGCAGCCGGGACCAGGTCGCCGGCAAGCTCAAGGCCCGCGCCGATCTGCTGGCAAGTGAGTTCCCCAACCTGGTCAACGTCCGCCCCGGTGGCTACGCCGGCGGCGTGGCCGAGCACCAGCGCCTGGCCCAGGCCCGCCAGCTTGACGACACCGCCGCGCTGGAGTCGGCCAGCTGGGGCGCCTTCCAGATCATGGGCTTCCACGCCACACGCCTCGGCTACCCCAACGTGCAAGCCTTCGCCGCCGCCATGGCTGAGGATGAAAACGCCCAGTTCAATGCCTTCGTCGCCTTCATTGAAGCCGACCCCGTGCTGCACAAGGCCCTCAAGGCCCGCAAATGGAAGGACTTCGCCGCCACCTACAACGGCCCCAGCTACGCCCGCAACCTGTATGACGTGAAGCTGCAGCGGGCCTACGAGCGGCACGCCGGCTGCGGTTGTGGCCAGGCGGTGGCTGCATGAAGTGGGAGCGCATCGGCCCCCACGTCATTGAGGGCGAACACGGCTACCGCATCAGCAAGTCCATCGTCGGCGGTGAGGCTCGGTACCGGGCCAGCCATACCGGCTCATTCATCGGCGGACCGGTGCCCTCTCTCGACGCAGCAAAGGCCCAGGTTGAGCAGCACCAGCAGGAGGCGGTATGAGGCTCTACCTTCGCCCTCCGCTTTTGACCGGCCCGATAGGCATCAACCGCAGAAACCTTGAACAGCGCGAGCGGATGCCTTACAGCGAGCTGTTCCAAAAAATGGTGTTGCTGCGCGCCACCCGCTCCCAGGTACTGGTACTGCCGGAAGATACGTGCCCTCACCAGGCTGAGGAGTTATTCAGAGCACTGGATCAAGTAATGGCCGGCCCACCCATGGTAGTGATCGGGCCTGTTCAAGTGCTTGATGAAGCCGCCATGAACGCCGCCGGCTGGTACCGCAAATGACCACCCTGCGCCAAGCCGCCTACGGCGTAGCCCTGCTGCTGGCCATCGCCCTGCTCATCTGGGGCAGCTACCAGCAGAGCCAGGCAGCCCAGGCCCGTGCCACGGCCGACGCCGCGCACATCGCCACCCTCGAACAGCGCAGCGCCCGTCAGGCACAGACCATCATCAACCTGGGCGCCGATATCGCCGCCCAGCGCCTGGCCCAGCAGAGCCTGCAGAACAACCGCGCCGACCTGCAGCAGGCCAATGCCACGCACCAGGTGCAGAAAAAGGAGACCGTCCGCAATGACCCGCCTGCACAGAACTGGGCTGTTCAGCCTCTGCCTGCTCTCACTCGCCGCCTGCACCAGCGCCCCGCCATCACCGGAACCGCTGATTACCGTGCTTTCCTGTCCGGTCGTGACGCGCTGTAGCCTGCCACCGGCGGCGCCGATCGATAACGGCGAGCTCAGCGACGACAACGACGCCCTGCTCGCCGCCTGGGCCGACTGCGCCGCACAGATCGATGCCGTGTACGAGCACAACCAGAGGCCCGCACCATGAACAAACCCAACAGCCTGCGCGAGCACCTACTCGCCAAAGTGCCCGGCCTCGCCCAGAATCCGGACCGCCTGGTGATCTTCATCGACGAAGGCACCCTCCGTTGCACCTCCGCCGAGTCCCTATCCTGGGAATACGGCTACACCCTGCAGGTCATCCTCACCGACTTTGCTGCCCACCCGGACACCGTCATGCTGCCCCTGCTCGGCTGGCTCACCGTCCACCAGAACGAGTTGCTGGCCAACCTCACCAAGTCCGCCGAGGGCATCGCCTTCGAGGCCGACGTGCTCGATGGCAACACCATCGACCTGGCCCTCAAGCTGCCGCTCACCGAGCGCGTAGTCGTCGGCAAGGACGAAGCTGGCGCCACCACCCTCACGCATCCAGCCGAGCCACAGCCGATGCTGGCGTTCACCGACCCTGCCTGGCCACCGGCTGGCCGCGATGGCCAGCGCGAGTGGTACCTGCCAGATGGCTGAGACCCTCGACGATCTGTCCGCCTGGCTCACGCCGCTGCTGATGCGCCTGCAGCCCGCCCAGCGCGCCAAGCTGGCCCGCGAGGCCGCAAAGCGCATGCGCCGTACCCAGCAGCAACGCATCCTGGTGCAGCGCAACCCGGACGGCACCGCCTTCACCCCGCGCAAGGCGCGCACGCTGCGTAGCAAACAGGGGCGCATCAAGGCCCGCGCCAAGATGTTCACGAAGCTGCGCACTGCCCGCTACCTCAAGGCCGGCGGCAGCGCTGCAGAGGCCACCGTCAGCTTTGCCGGTCGCATCAGCCGTATCGCCCGCATTCACCAGTACGGCCTGCGGGATCGCCCAGGCAAGGGCATGCCAGACGTGCAGTACGCCAAGCGCGAGTTGCTCGGCTTCGCCCCCGGTGACCGCGACATGCTCAGTGACCTGGTGCTCGAAAACCTCACACGCTGAATCCGACGGGCTGCCAGGCGCGCCCGCTCTGCTGATCTAGATTGATGGATAGTCAGCCCACTCTGGGCTGCCCATAGCGAACGGAGAATCACTATGCGCAAGATCCTACTGAGCCTTACTGCCGCGTGCCTCGTATCTGGTGGCATGGTTTCCACTGCCATGGCCGAAAGCCCCGCTGAAAAGAGCATTCGTCAGGACAACCGCGACCTTGATAAAGGTGTTGAGCATGACGTCAAGGAAGTTGAAAAAGGCATCGACCACACCGGTAAGGAAATCGACAGAGGGGTGGATCACGAAAGCAAAGAGCGGCACAAGGAAGACAAGCACCTCGATAAGGAATACAAGAAAGACCTCTGAGTTGTAGCCGCCCGGCCTACAACCCCCACCTGATGCGGCCCTCGCGCGAGGGCGCCACCATCGCGGCATGAACTCCATTGCCGCCCTTGCCCGTCTGATCGAAAACCTTGTCCGCCTCGGCACCATCGCCGAGGTGGATGAGCCGAAAGCCCGCGTGCGCGTAAAGTCTGGCGAGCTGCTCACCACCTGGCTGCCCTGGCTGGCCCTACGCGCCGGCGCCGACCGCGAGTGGAACCCGCCCACCAAGGGCGAACAGGTCGTGCTGCTCAGCCCCTCCGGCCTGCTCGCCCAGGGCATTGTGCTCACCGGTCTGTTCAGCGAAGCCAATCCGGCCAACGGCGACCGCGAGGGCTTGCACCGCACCACCTACCGCGATGGCGCCGTGCTGGAGTACGACAGCATCGCCCACCTACTGCGCGTCCAGCTGCCCGCCGGCGGGCGAATCGAAATCATCGCCCCGGCCGGCCTCGACATCACCGGTGACATTCGCCACACCGGCGACTACACCCAGACTGGCAACCAGTCCATCACCGGCACGGTCGAGGTCAGCGAAGACGTATCTGCCTCCGGCATCAGCCTGGTCCAGCACCGCCATGGCGAAGTGCAGCGTGGCTCCAGCAGCACGGGGCAGCCGCAATGAACCGCCACACGGGCAGCACCATCACCGAACTGGAGCACATCAGCCAGAGCATCGGCGACATCCTCACTACCCGCCTGGGCACCCGCGTGATGCGCCGCGAATACGGCAGCCTGCTTGTCGACCTGATCGACCAGCCCGGCAACGACACCACCCGCCTGCTCTGCTATGCCGCCATCGCCATGGCCGTGATGCGCTGGGAGCCGCGCATTCGCCTCAGCCGCGTGCAATTGGACGCCGGCACCATGGCCGGCCAGTTCGTGCTCACCCTGGAAGCCGTCCGCGTCGACACCAATGAGGCCACCAACCTGGTGATCCCGCTGCGCATGGGGGCTGCCGCATGAACGTCTTCACGCCCATCGACCTGGCCGCCCTGCCAGATCCGCAAGTCGTCGAGCAGCTCGATTACGAAGCCATCCTCGCCGAGCGCAAGGCCTACACCGTCAGCCTGTGGCCGGCGGCCGAGCAAGCCGCCATCGCAGCCCGCCTGGCCCTGGAGTCCGAGCCGCTCACCAAGCTGGTGCAGGAGAACGCCTACCGCGAAACCCTGCTGCGTCAGCGCGTGAACGAAGCGGCCCTGGCCACCATGCTCGCGAAGGCCCGCGGCACCGACCTGGAACAGATCGCCGGCAACTACAACGTGCAGCGCCTGGTCATCACCTCGGCCACCGAAACCGATGCGGCCGTGATGGAGTCCGATGAGGCCCTGCGCGAGCGCACGCAAATGGCCTTCGAGGGCCTGAGCACCGCCGGCCCGCGCAACGCCTACATCTTCCATGCCCGTTCAGCGGACGGCCGCATCGCCGACGCCACCGCCGAAAGCCCATCACCCGCCGTCGTAGTGGTCACCGTGCAGCACGCCCTCGGCGACGGCACCGTCCCGGCCGACCTGCTGGCCATCGTGCACCAGTACCTGTCCGATGATGACCGCCGCCCGGTTGCCGACCGCCTCACCGTGCAATCGGCCCAGGTGCTGCACTATCAGGTCACCGCCCAATTGCACCTGGCCACCACCGGCCCCGAGGCCGAGCCGATCCTTGCCGCCGCGCAGCAGCGGCTTGATGCCCTGGTACATGCGCGCCGCCGCCTGGGCGTCGAGGTGTCCACCTCAGCTCTGCACGCCGCCCTGCACATTGAGGGTGTGCGGCGTGTGGATCTGCAAGGCTGGGCCGACATCAAGCCCACACCGGCCCAGGCCGCGTACTGCACCGGCACCCACATCAGCATCGCGGGGCAACTATGAGCACCGCCCTGCTGCCCTCCAACGGCACCCAGCTCGAACGCCTGGCCGCCCAGGCGCTCGCGCAGATCGAGCTTGTGCCCGTGCCGATCCGCGACCTGCTCAGCCCAACGCGCTGCCCGGTCGAGCTGCTGCCGTACCTGGCCTGGGCGTTCTCGGTGGATCGCTGGGAAAGCAGCTGGAGCGAAGCCACCAAACGCCAGGTCATTGCCAGCGCGTACTACGTGCACGCCCACAAGGGCACCATCGGCGCGCTTCGCCGCGTAGTCGAACCCCTGGGCTACCTGATCCGCGTAACCGAGTGGTGGCAGGAAAAGCCCGAAGGCGTGCCCGGCACCTTCCGCCTCGATATCGGCGTGCTGGAGTCCGGGATCACCGAAGAGATGTTCGAGTCGCTCACCCTGCTGATCGACGACGCCAAGCCCGTCAGCCGCCACCTCACCGGCCTGGCCATCGTGCTCGAAACCCGCGGCCGCACCTATGTGGGCGCCACGGCTCTGCATGGCGACACCACCACCGTCTACCCCTACGAACCCGGCCCGATCGAGGTCAGCGCGCCCGCGATCCTCCAGGGCGGCGCCGCCCACATTATCGACATCATGAGCGTCTACCCATGAGCACCTACTACGCCATCCTCACCGCAGTGGGCGAAGCCAAGCTCGCCAACGCCACCGCCCTGGGCACCGTCCTGCAGCTAAGCAAAATGGCGGTAGGTGACGGAAGCGGCACCCTGCCTACCCCGGTTCGCACGCAGACCGGACTGTTGCGGGAAACCTACAGGGCCGATCTCAATACACTCAGCATCGACCCGCTGAACCCAAGCCAGATCATTGCCGAGCTGGTTATCCCAGAGACAGAGGGCGGCTATTGGCTGCGCGAGATGGGCATCTACGATGCAGCAGGTGACCTATTCGCCGTAGCCAACTGCCCGCCCAGTTACAAGCCGCAGATGTCGGAAGGCTCCGGCCGCACCCAGGTGCTGCGTATGGTGCTCATCGTCAGCAGCACGGCGGCGGTGCAACTCAAGATCGACCCCAGCGTGGTGCTGGCCACGCGAGACTTCGTCACCACTACCGTGACCGCAGCACTTGCCGGTGCCCGCGGTACCACCAACCCGTTGATGGATGGGGTCGCTCACCCTGGCGGCGCTAACCGGTTCTCCCGTGAAGATCACCGGCATCCTGTAGACACCAGCCGTGCGCCACTCGATAGCCCGGCTTTCACAGGCACACCCAAGGCACCTACGCTGCCGCTGACGGTAAACAACGACCAGCTCGCCACTACAGCGTTCGTGCTCGCCGCTGTGGCAGCTCTAGTCGACTCGTCGCCGGAGTCCCTGAACACCCTCAAGGAGCTCGCAACCGCCCTGGGCAACGACGCCAACTTCGCCACTACTGTAACGAATGCGCTCAGCCGCAAGCTCGACAAGGCGATCCCGGTCGTAGCGAACCTCGATAACGCCCCGGTAGGGCCGTTCGCAGCAGCGACCGCTACCGCAATCAACTCGCCGATAGGCGGCCAGGGCACGCTGTATGGGTTTACCTATCTGGATCCGCTCGTTTCCGTCTCGAAGATTCAAGTAGCCATCAATGTGGGCACACAAGCGACCTACGTCCGGGCTTACAACGGCAACGAATGGTCACCCTGGTCCGAGCAGGTAAGCACCGTGTCGCCTCGCGTAGCCAAGGCATGGGCCAACTTCCGTGGCACGGGCACCGTGTCACTGCGTAAAGGACTGAACATCAGCTCCATCACCGACGGCGGGACTGGTGATTACGGCGTCAATTTCGCAACGCCGATGCCTGACGCGAATTACGCGGTCGTAGCGTCGGGCTCTGCTGATGACTCCACCGCCACCGGTGTCAACTGCGTGAAGCCTTACGCCCGGACTGCCAATGGTTTTCGCATTGGTACAACCGCCACAACCAATGGGCGTATTGCCTTCCTTTGGGTCGAATTCAGCGTTTTTAGCAATTAGGTGATGGCATGAATCGATGCATTCTCTTCCAGCCGCCGGGCCGACCGGTCGCAATCATGTACCCATGCTCAACCGAGCTCAGTGTCGAAGAAGTGGGCCTCAAAGACGTCCCAGCGGGCCTGCCGTTCTGGATCGTCGACACCTCGACAATCCCCGAAGACAGGACGTTTCGTGATGCCTGGGAGCTGGACAAAGACTCACTCGGCGAGCCGGCAGGCTTCGGGGGTGCCGAATGATCAAGGTCAACAGGGCCATGGCCGAAGAGGCTGTCCGCAATAGGCTCCGCGCTGAACGTGCTGCGCCGTTGCTTGAGCTGGATACCGCGTACATCCGCGCACTTGAAGTGGGCGCCGCCACCGGCGGCATTGTCGAGCAGAAACAGGCACTGCGCGACGTCACCGAAAAGAGCCTGTCCGCGCTGACGCTCGAGCAGCTCGGCGGACTGTCACTTGAGGCCGCCCTGTCGCTGGAGCCAGTCGGAGGCGGCAACTGACTTTTCCTGGGGAGGGTTAGCCCCGCTTCGGCGGGGCTTTTTTAGGCCTGCACGTTGTACCCGCCCCCGCTACAACCCCCGCCCCTCGCCGGTTTGCCGCGCGCGCGTCAGTCTCAGCACTGTCATTTCACACCGCGCAGGCAACCACCCATGGCCGACTACCTACACGGCGTCCGCGTCCTCGAAATCAACGAGGGCACCCGCCCGATTCGCACCGTATCCACCGCCGTCGTCGGCATGGTCTGCACCGCAGAAGACGCCGACCCGCTGGCCTTCCCGCTCGACACCCCCGTGCTGCTCACCAACGTGCAGAGCGCCATCGCCAAGGCCGGCACCAAGGGCACCCTGCGCGCGAGCCTGCAGGCCATCGCCGACCAGACCAAGCCCTTCACCATCGTCGTGCGGGTTGCCGAGGGCGCTGGCCAAACCCAGGCCGAAAAGGACGCTGCCACCGTCAGCAACCTGATCGGCACCACCAATGCCCAGGGCAAATACACCGGCATGAAGGCCCTGCTGGCCGCCAAGGGCAAGCTGGGCATCGTGCCGCGCATCCTGGGCGTGCCAGGGCTGGACAGCCTGCCAGTGGCCACCGCCCTGGTCGCCATCGCCCAGGACCTGCGCGCTTTCGCCTACGTCAGCGCCCACGGCTGCAAAACCAAGGAAGAGGCCGTCGCCTACCGCGAAGGCTTCGGCGCCCGTGAGGTCATGGTCATCTGGCCATCGTTCGAGAAGTGGGACACCACCGCCAATGCCACCGTAGTGGCCCCAGCCGTAGCCGTGGCGCTGGGCCTGCGCGCCAAGATCGATCAGGAAGTCGGCTGGCACAAGACCATTTCCAACGTTACCGCCAACGGCGTGACCGGCATCAGCGCGGACGTTTGGTTCGACCTGCAGAACCCCGCCACCGATGCCAACTACCTCAACGGCAACGAAGTCACCACGCTGGTAAACGAAACCGGCTACCGCTTCTGGGGCTCGCGCACCTGCAGCGAGGATCCGCTGTTCGCCTTCGAGAACTACACCCGTACCGCGCAAATCCTGGCGGACACCATGGCCGAGGCGCACTTCTGGGCGGTGGACAAGCCCATGAATCCGGGCCTGATCAAGGACATCATCGCCGGCATCAATGCCAAGTTCCGCGAGCTGAAAACCGCCGGTTACATCATCGACGGCCAGTGCTGGTACGACGAAACGGCCAACGACGCCACCACCCTCAAGGCCGGCAAGCTGTTCATCGATTACGACTACACCCCCGTGCCGCCCCTTGAAGACCTCACCTTCAAGCAACGCATCACCGACCGCTACCTGCTCGACTTCGCCGCGCAGATCAACGCCGCCTAAGCCCGGCCAAGCCGCTAACGCACACAGGAGCAACGCCCCATGGCACTGCCTCGCAAACTCAAGAACATGCTGCTTTTCAACGACGGCGGCAGCTACCAGGGCGTCATCAAGACCTGCACCCTGCCGCCCCTGGCCCGCAAGATGGAGGCCTTCCGCGGCGGCGGCATGAATGGCCCGGCCTTCGCCGACCTGGGCCTGTCCGACGACGGCATCAAGTTCGAGTGGAAGCTCGGCGGCCTCGATCTGCTGGTACTCAAACAGTGGGGCGCGATTCGCGCCGATGGCGTGCCGCTGCGCTTCGCCGGTGCCTACCAGGACGACGCCACCGGCGAAGTCATCGGCCTGGAAATCCAGGTGCGTGGCCGTCACGAAACCATCGAGATGGGCGACGCCGCACCAGGTGAAGACACCGAACACAGCGTCACCACCGTTTGCACCTACTACAAGCTCAGCGTGAATGGCGAGGAAGTGATCGAGATCGACGTCCTCAACTTCATCGAGCGCGTCGACGGCAAGGACCTGCTCGCCGAGCAGCGCAAGGCCCTCGGCCTGATCTGACCCCCACCGCAACGCCACCCGGCGCGCTGCCCCGCGCCGCCTCATTCCCAAAGGAGCCACCCCATGGACACCAAAGACGAAGCCGCCACCAAGGCCGCAGCAGCCACCGCCAACAACCCGAACCAGGCCACCGTCACGCTGGACACACCGATCGAGCGCGGCACCACCACCATCACCGACGTCACCCTGCGCAAGCCCATGTCCGGCGAACTGCGCGGCGTCGCCCTGACCGATCTGCTCAACCTCGAAGTCAACGCCCTGCGCAAGGTGCTGCCACGCATCACCACCCCCATGCTCACCGACGTAGAAGTCGGCCGCATGGACCCGGCCGACCTGGTGGAGCTGGGCACCACGGTGGCCGGTTTTTTGTTAAGGAAGTCGGTGAAGGCGGAAGCATTCCTCACTGCGTAGACGACGCCATGGCCGACCTGGCCGTGGTGTTTCACTGGGCGCCCAGCCATATGGACGCCCTCAGCCTCACCGAACTGATGGAATGGCGCGAGCGCGCCCGGGTACGGAGCCAGAGTGATGGCGGCAAATAACCTCAAACTGCAGCTCATCCTCTCTGCCCTGGACAAAGTCACCGGCCCGCTGAAAAAGATGCAAGGCGGCAGCATCGGCGCCGCCCGTGCCCTCAAGGATGCCCGCGACCGACTCAAGGAACTCAACGCCCAGCAGAAGGACGTCAGCGCCTGGCGTACCCAGCGCACCGCCGCCCAACAGACGGAAACTGCCCTCGACGCCGCACGAGCGCGCGTGCGCAGCCTTGGCCAGCAGATGAAGGCCACAGGCGTACCTACCCAGCAGATGACGCGCGACCTCAAGGCCGCCATCCGCGAAGCCACCGGGCTCAAGCGTGAACACCAGCATAATCAAATCCAGCTGCAGGGCCTGCGCAACAAGCTCAACGCCGCCGGCATCAGCACCCGCAACCTGGGCGCCGGTGAGCAGGCGCTAAAGGCCAAGATCGCCGCCACCAACACCGAGCTGCTCAAGCAAGAGAACCGCCTCAAGCGCGTCACCACCCAGCAGCAGCGCCTGGCCCGCACCAAGGCTCAGTACGAGAAAACCCAAGCCCTGGCCGGCAGCATGGCCACCAGCGGCGCCGGCGGCCTGGCCACCGGTTCGGGCATCCTGTTCGGCATGCAGCGCTTCCTCGCGCCAGGTGTGGAGTTCGACACCACCATGAGCAAGGTGCAGGCCCTCACCGGCCTGGCCAAGGGCGACGAGCAGCTCGCCGCGCTGCGCGCCCAGGCCCGCAAGCTGGGTGCAGAAACCATGTTCAGCGCCGGCGACGCCGCCAGCGGCCAAGCCTTCCTGGCCATGGCCGGCTTCACGCCCAAGGCCATCCAGGACGCCATGCCCGGCCTGCTCGACATGGCCAAGGCCGGCGATATGGATCTCGGTCGCACCGCCGATATCGCCTCCAACATCCTCGGCGGCTTCCGCATCGACCCCAGCCAGATGGGCAACGTCGCAGACGTGCTCACCAAGGCGTTCACCACCTCCAACATGAGCCTGGAGATGCTCGGCGACACCATGAAGTACGTGGGCCCGGTCGCCGCGTCCGCCGGCATGGGCCTGGAGCAAGCCGCTGCCATGGCCGGCCTGCTCGGTAACGTCGGCATCCAGTCCAGCCAGGCCGGTACTACCCTGCGCGCCATGCTGCTGCGCCTGGCCGCCCCCGTAGGCCCCGCGGAAAAGGCCATGAAGAAGCTGGGCATCCGCGCCAAGGACTCGGCCGGCAACATCCGCGACATCACCGCCGTGCTCGGCGACGTGGCCAAGGCGACGGAAAAGCTGGGTGACGGTGATCGGCTGGAGTATTTCAAGGCCATCTTCGGCGAGGAGCCCGCCGCGGGCATGGCCGAACTGATTCACCAGGCCGGCGCCGGTGGCATCCTCAAGTACCTGGACGTCGTGAAGGACCACGCCGGCGCCGCAGGCCGCACCGCCAAGATCATGGCCGACAACCTCACCGGCGACCTGGACGAACTGTTCTCCGGCCTCGATGAGGTGCGCATCGAGCTGTTCGATCAGCAGAACGGCCCCCTGCGCGAATTCGTCCAGGGCCTCACTGAAATGGTCGGCCGCATCGGCGCCTGGGTACGGGAAAACCCCGTGCTCACCGCGCAGATCACCAAGACCGTCGCCGGCCTGGGCCTGCTCATGGCCGTGATGGGCGGCATCACCCTGGCCCTGGCCAGCATCCTCGGCCCCTTCGCCATGGTGCGCTTCGGCATGATGCTGCTCGGCATCAAAAGCCTCGGCCTGGTCACCGCCCTGAAGTTCGTGGCCAGCGCGCTGCTGTGGATCGCCCGCCTCGCCATGGCCAACCCCATCGGCCTGCTCATCACCGTGCTCGCTGGCGGTGCCTACCTCATCTACCAGAACTGGGACGCCGTGAAGGCCTACATGGCCGGCCTGTGGGCAGAGCTGAAAGAGGGCTTCAGCGGGGGCATCGGCAGCATCATCGCCACCCTGGTCAACTTCAGCCCCCTGGGCCTGATCTACCGCGCATTCGCCGGTGTGCTCAGCTACCTGGGCGTCGAGCTGCCCAGCAAATTCACTGACTTCGGCGGCATGCTCATGGACGGCATGGTGCGCGGCATCACTGCCGGCCTGGGCAAGGTGAAGGATGCCATCACCGGCGCCGGCGAGAGCACCATCAGCTGGTTCAAGGAAAAGCTCGGCATCCACTCGCCATCGCGCGTGTTCGCCCAGCTCGGTGGCTTCACCATGGCCGGCCTCGGCCAGGGCCTGGCCAACGGCGAAGGCGGCGTGCTCAAGCAGATCGCCGGTACTGCTCGGGCCATGACCGAAGCCGGTACCAGCCTGCTCACCGGTGGCATCACCTTCGACAGCCGCCCGCCCGTGGCCGCTGGCGGCGGTGGCATGGTCATCCAGGGCGACACGGTGCACTTCACCATCAATGCCACGCCCGGTACCGACACCGCCGGCCTTCGCCAGATGATCAACCAACTGCTCGACGAGCGTGAGCGCGGCAAGGCCGCCCGCATCCGCTCGCGCATGAATGACCAGGACTAGCCCCCATGATGATGTCCCTCGGCATGTTCGTGTTCAGCCTCAGCACCCTCGCCTACCAGGAGCTGCAGCGGCAAACCGACTGGCGCCACCCCACCACCAACCGCGTCGGCGCCAACCCGGCGCGGCAGTTCGTCGGCAAGGGTGAAGACACCATCACCATGCCCGGCATCCTGCTGCCCGAGCTGGCCGGCTCGGCCATGTCGCTCGACGCCCTGCGCACCATGGCCGATACCGGCAAGGCCTATCCCCTGGTGGAAGGCACCGGCCGCATCCTGGGCGTGTGGGTGATCGAGAGCATCAGCGAAACCCGCACCCTGTTCTTCCGCGACGGCGCCGCCCGCCGCATCGAGTTCAGCATCACCCTCAAGCGCATCGATGACGGCCGCGTCGACATGCTCGGCAACATCCTCTCCACCGGCCTCAACATCCTGCGGAGGCTGTTTTGATCGAGGCCGCCATCAAGGCCGTTACCGGCTTCATCACACAGCAGGCCGAGGGCATGGCCCGCGATGCCAGCTACCCGGTACCGGCGTTCCGCCTAACAGTGAACGGCGCCGATATTGCCAACCTCATCGCCCCAAGGCTGATCAGCCTCACCCTCACCGACAACCGCGGCATCGAGGCCGACACGCTCGACATCCAGCTCAGCGACCACGACGGCCTGCTGGCCATCCCCCCGAAGGACGCCACCGTGCGCCTGTGGCTCGGCTGGAGCGACACCGGCCTGATCGACAAGGGCACTTACACCGTCGACGAGCTGGAGCACAGCGGCACGCCCGACGTGCTCAGCATCCGCGCCCGCAGCGCCGACATGCGCAAGGGCTTCAAGGCCAAGCGCGAGCGCAGCTGGAGCAACGCCACCCTGGGCGAAGTACTGCGCGCGATCGCCAGCACCTACAGCCTCACTCCCGTCATCGAGCAGGCCCTCGGCGCGCTGCGCCTGCTGCAGGTCGACCAGGCCGGCGAGTCCGACGCCAACCTGCTCACCCGCCTGGGCGATGAGCACGACGCGGTGGCCACCGTCAAAGCCGGCCGGCTGCTGTTCACCCCGATGATTGGCGGGCGCACCGCCAGCGGCCTCGCCCTGCCCCACGTCACCCTGGCCCGGGCGGACGGCGACGGCCACCGCTACCTGCAGGCCGACCGCGACGCCTACACCGGCGCCAGGGCCTACTACTACGACGTCAACAGCGCCAAGAAGCGCGAAGCCATCGCCGGCGGCGGCGACAACCTCAAGGAGCTGCGCCACACCTACGCGGACCAGCAGTCCGCCACCCGCGCAGCCCGGGCCGAATGGCGCCGCCTGCAGCGTGGCAGCGCCACGCTCAGCTACACCCTGGCCAGGGCCCGGCCCGAGCTGATCCCCGAGCTGACGTACACGCTGGAAGGCATCAAGCAGGAAATCGCCGCCACAATCTGGCACGGGGGCAACGTGCAGCACAGCCTCACCGCGGACGGCGGCTTCACCACCGCTCTGGAGCTGGAGAGCCAGCTGCCGGACGAACTGATCGACGAGCTGGCAGAGCGCGAAGTCGGCGACTACACCGGCGTGGTCGCCTGGTACCGCACTAAGGATGGGAAGCAGGAGAAGGTCACAGCCGGCGAGCCCAAACGACTGCGTCGCCTGGCACGGCTGTACGCCAACAAGAAGAACGCGCAGAAGGCGGTGGATCGGGAGTGGAAAAAGCTCAGGATTAACGAAACATAATAAGAGAGCCTGGAGCGACCAGCCCGAAGTCGACTAGAGTAGGCGAAATTTTAGGAGACACTCTTCATGGATGTAGGCAAGCAAGAACCCAAGACAATTGAAAGCACAAACATCGTTGATGCACTGGTGCCATTTGCAATCAATTTCTTTGAGAAATTAAGTGAAGTTGCACTAGCGGTAACCCCACACTTCCTAAGCCTTGCAGAAACCTTTTCAAACATTGACTGGGAAAAAGTCCGACAATTCGGAGAAGCATTACCAGATCGAGCAAAATTAACGATGCACAGGTGCGCAGAGAATGGCTGGTTTTTCAGTTGGCACATGGGCTATTCAGATTTACTCCAAATGCTGTACGAAATCGAAAAGCTAGATGACAGCGAAATAAACGACTATTTCATAAAATTCTACAAAGAGAATTTCCCTTTCCTCACCAGTGGCATCAACGATGCATTCCCACTGAGAAAGAACGCATTAAACTCCGCCTTTAGAGCTTTAGAGCAGTCAACCGAGGATGGCTATTATCTTTCCATACCAATATTCTTATCGCAGGCCGATGGAATTCTAGCTGAGATTACAAGTTCACCCTCTCCACTGCAGAGAGGAGCGGAGGGTGCTAAGAAATGGGCTGAAACCATATCTAATGACATAGAGAAAGCATCAATACATCCAATTTTTCACATAGACACATACGATCTTCTGAAAGATGGAAAACAGCGGAGAAAGGTGGAACAAGCTGGAAGTACATTCACTGCGCTTAATAGGCACCAGATTTTACACGGTGAGGTTTGGGATTACGGAACCGAGGTTAAAGCTTTTCAGGCATTCTCGTTCCTATGCTTCGTTACTTTACAGCTTAGTACTGTTTCAGCTCGAACTAACCCCGTACCCCAATAACCTCATCCCACCTGGTGGTGTAACACCGGCTTTTCATCTCCCGCTTCATGCCCCACCAGGGGTCGACCGGCACCCGGCCCAGCCGCAGGGTGCCGGCCCCCTCCCGCCTATTGATCGCATCCAGCGCCGCCATCACCTTGTCACTGCCGGCCCTGGCTGCTGGAGCGAACAGATCGCTGGTCACCTCGCCGCGCTGGCTCAGGTCCATCAGCAGAATCGAGCACTTCGAGTACGCGAAGCCCTGCCGATAGATCGAATCCAGAGCACGCAGCGCCGGTGCCAGAATGTCCCGCGTGTCATCGGTGGGCACTGGCAGCGCCACCGTCTGTGCGTTCGCATAGCGCGGCAATTCGGGGTTGTGGATCTGAGTCTTGATGCTCACCTGAATGGCACCACACAGCGAGCGCTGGCTGCGCAGCTTCTCGCAGGCGCGGGTCACGTAGGTGGCCAGGGCCTCGCGTATTGGCGCCAGGTCTTCGAGCTTCTCGCCGAACATTTTGCTTGAGCAGATGGCTTGCTTCGGTGGCGGCCCGTCATTGAAATCCAGACAGCTCACGCCGCGTAGCTCGCGCGCGGTGCGCTCCAGCGTCACGCCGAACTGTTTGCGCAGCGTGGCGACGTCGAAGTGCGCCAGATCCCACGCGGTGTTGATGCCCAGTGCCTGCAGTTGCGGCGCCAGACGCCGACCAATGCCCCACACCTCATCGATGGGCGCGATGCGTAGCAACTTGGCCTGGCGGGCCGGGTCGGTCAGGTCGACCACGCCACCGGTGGCAGGCCACTTCTTTGAGGCCCAGTTGGCCAGCTTGGCCAGGGTTTTGGTGGTGCTGATGCCCACGCCCACCGGCATGCCGATATCGCGCAGCAGCCGCGCCCGCACCTGCCGGCCGAGGCCGTCCAGGTCGGCGATGCCCGTTAGGTCAGCCCAGCACTCGTCGACGCTGTACACCTCGATGCCCGGCACCATATCGCGGATGGTGCGCATCACCCGGTTGCTGATGTCCGCGTACAGCGTGTAATTGCTCGAGCGCACCACCACGCCGCCGGCGCGCAGGTCTTTACGCACCAAGTGAAAGGGCGCGCCCATGGGAATGCCCAAGGCCTTCACTTCCGCCGTGCGGGCAATCACGCAGCCGTCGTTGTTCGAGAGCACCACCACCGGTTTGTGCTTCAGGGCGGGCTGGCAGATGCGCTCGCAGCTGCAGTAGAAGCTGTTGCAGTCGATCAGTGCGAATACCTGGTTCATGCTCAGCGCCCCACGTAGCTGATCACCCAGCGCACCACACCCCAGATCTGCACGCACTCTTCGTACTCGAGGTTGATGTCGGGTGTGAAGCGGCTCGGGGCACGCAGCACCAGGCGGCCGTCGTCGTCTTCGATCATCAGGCGCACGCGGTAGCAGCCGTCGTCCTCTAGGTCCACCACCACATACTGCTCACGCTTGGTCATGGTGCCGCGGTCGACCACCAGCCGGTCGCCGGGGTACATGCCGAAGCCGATCAGGCTGTCATCCTCCACCCGCACCACCCACACGTGGGGCGCCCCCAGGCTGGTCAGCGCGTCGAGCGAAAGCCCCTCTTCCTTCTCGTCTTCGGCGGGGGACTGGAAGCCCGTGATGCGCAGTTCCTTGGCTTCGGGCAGCAGGTGGGCGAGCCGCTGATTGCGGCCCAGTATGGTGAGTGACATGGGGTAATTCTCGGATTACTGTATGCACATACAGTAATCGAGGCGTCATCATCATGGCAAAAGGCAACTCCCAAACGGCAGCCGCTCCCAGCACCTACGAACTGCTCGGAGCCCGAGTTCAGCGGGTTCTCAACTCACCCGCCGCGCAAAAATCCCGATCAGCGGTATTGCTCCGGGCCGAGGGCGACAGCCCGGACGACTGGTCGCGCATCCTCGACGAGATCAGCGAGAACGACAACGTGACCATCGCCTGGCGCGACGATGGTGTGCAGCTGTTCTGGACGGTGCCGAAGGAGGATTGACAAGAGCCAATTCAAAGTCATTTCATTGGGGACTGCCGCCTACCTGAATAGGAAAAATAATGTCTGAAGGGAAATCAGTGATTGATCTGGGCAATCTTTCTCAACCTGCAACTAGGTTGATCGAAAAAATCTCCGACGCGATTGGTGTTGTTTATGAACCTATCAGAGTAATAAAACTCGCGGAGGCAAAGGCGCATGCTGCATTAATTGAATACAATAGTAAAAACACCATCTCCGAACTTGAGAGCAGAGCTTTAAATCGCTTACTAAAAAGAGAGGCAAAAAAACAAAAGAATATTGAAGCCATCACCGCGAAAGCTATTAGCGCACTACCGACGACTGCTAACCCTCAAGAAATAGAAGACGACTGGATTAGCTATTTCTTCTCGAACTGCGAGTCGATCTCCAATGAGGAAATGCAGCGAGTATGGGCGGAAGTGCTGGCTAGGGAAGCATCAACGCAGAACTCATTCAGCAGAAAAACCCTTAGCATATTGGCTACACTTGAAAGTTACGACGCTGAGTGTTTCACAACGCTTTGCTCTTGCGTCATTGAATGCGAAGGGGACCCTGAGACCTATGTATTCGATATCGAAGATGAATTCTATAGAAGCAGAGATATAAACCTAGGTACAGCACTACATCTGCAATCGCTTGGATTAATTCATTTTAGCAACAAAAATCTTTACCTCAACAAATCAAGCAAATCACCCACCGAAGTGGACGGCGAGCACTACTATATTTATAAAATGAGGCATTTTGAAAAAGAATATGAGCTTTTAATTCCTGAGGAGGAAAGCCCAGGCTTAACAAACGACTCGCCAATGTTTGAATATGGATGTATTTCTTTAACAACAGCAGGAATTGAGTTGTTTAAAATATGCCACCCTACACCTATAGAAAACTTCATGAACAAAGTAGGTGCTCGCTTCAAAAAGGCAAACCAAATTCTTAAACAAGTAATTTAACTGTCGGAACCCCGGCTGCTAGCCGGGGTCTTTTGTTATGCCTGAGTCTGTCGCTTCGCCATTGCCTCTATCGCGCTACGCATAAAGGCCTGCTCGCCTTCGTCCAATTGCCGGTAGAAGCGGATCAGCATCCGCTCGGTTGGCGTCAGTGGTTCCATATCGGGCTGGGCAACCTCGTACCCTGGTTGACGACCCTCAGCCCCTTTCCCATCAATCATCGTTCTGCATGCTCCATGTTGTGCAGTGGAGCGTGCAGCCTCGCTATGTGTTGGCGTGGTTTCTACCCGAGTGGCACCTCGTCACCGATCAACACGGCAGCGCCGGTATTGCCCTCTTCACAGTCTTCGGTAGGCTCCCACTCCAGCGCGCCGCCGGGCTCGTCCAGGAAAAGTTCGAGGCGGCGCTCCAGGCAGCCTTCGGCCATGCTGGCGGTGGCCTGCAGGCGCTGGTCCGTCCAGTCGGTCACCGTATAGAGGTAGGTTTCGGCTTCCAGGTCGGCGCCTTCGTCGTGGTGGTGCACGTTGGCCAACGCCTCGGTGCACAGCTGACGGTCGCGGTAGCAGCGAATCTCCACCGCGCTGCGGCCTGGCAGGCTGTAGCCATGCTCAGTCGCCCAGCCGCCGAACGCCACCAACTGACCTGCCTCCTGCTCGATCCATAGCGGCGGAACGGTGACAACGGGATGCTCGATGGAGCTGGAGTTGAGAAACCACGTTGTGGCGTAAGCCGTAACAAGCGCGGTGAAGAGGCAGGGCATGACGATATTAGTGCGCGACATAGTGAATCCCTTCGTGGATGGTGCCGTCCTGGCAGTCTCAAGCCTAGTCTCTATCCTTCGGAGGAGAAGTATTTTGGTTCGGCTTACGCTTACGAGGGCGTCTCCTTTTAACCTTAGAAACAGGTAAATCGCTATCTTGGGATTTTGAATAGCGAAAAACTCGACTCACAACAGCAAAAAAAACAACCAATAAAAAAGCCAGAACAATGGGCCAAAAACGCGTCCCGTAATCATGCAAGTATTTATAGAACCCACCCACCACTATGAGCCGCTCAACATCAACCGTTCCGCCATCGTATTGGACAAACGAGGCTTCACTCTGAAAATCCATATATGGGCGCGACCAAACATAAATAACCTTAGTAGACCTTGGATCTATACTACCAAGATCTATAGCAGCCTTACCGTCTAGCTCGACGAAATCCTTTTGCCCCTTAATTACAGCCACGCTTCCAGCGACATTGACCAGTCGCGCATCTAGTGCCGGCTTATCACCAGAGTTAATCACTTTATAAGTCGAAAACCTTTGGAGACCCAAAGTAGCGCCATGCCTTTCTTCAAATTGCAAATTAAAGACAATATCATCAAAGTCGTCTTCACCGGGAAACAGACGGGTCCCTTTCGCGCCCTCAAATAGACTAGTTTTCCCGCCAACCTTACTCTCCTGCTGGAAAGCCTTCTGGACATATGTTTCAAGATTAGGATGAATTCTATAGTTAGACGTTTCAAGCGTTGCAGACAATTTAGACGAAGCAGTAGTGAGAAAACCAAAAATCTCAATCACCCCTACTACAGCTGGAATCAGGATTGCAAAAGCACCAATAACTTTTAAGAGCTGAAATCTTTCATTGTTCATGCATAAGCCCAATTATCTATTTACGTACATTAACGCTTGCGACTTGTCACCCAGAACTTCGGCAAAAGAATCTCACCTGTTTCGCAGTCAGTTAACTCGCCCAGAATACGATCGATTCGAAACGTTCGTTCCTCATGCTGATCATGGCACTCACCCTTGATATACATAGAGCTAACCGAATGCACTGTGACGATTCGATCAGTGATATTTCCAACCGAATCTTCATATGTGAATGCCACCACACCAATACTCCAGCCAGTGCGTATTGCGCGCGTAACGGCTGGTTTGGGCTTGGGCAAAGAGTCCGCGATGGGAACGGTAGCTGCGGGGGGCCGTGGCAGATTGAGTTCTTTTCGCTGTGCGCGTGTAAGCAGCTCGGGCTTTTGATAGGCCTGCGGATTATCAAGCGTCCGCGCTTGTGCATTGGATCTGCGCACCAGCACTACGAATATGCCGACAACTGCTGAGAACACCAGCAAGGCGATAAAGACGTCCATGTTCCCTCATCCACTGAAAACGCTGGCCCATACCCAGCGAAAATAACTCGGTGCGGTGATCTGTCGTCGCCGCTACCTAGATCAGCGCCCGGCCTTCTCGGCCAGAGCTGCAATCATCGTCCTGGTGTAACCCTGCTCGCCCTCTGGCAGCAGCCGGAAGTGTTCAAGCAGATCCGCTTCGGCTTCGCTTATCGCGTCAGCCTCTGCTGGCGTGCGCTTGCCAGTGACGACGTAGAGCACGTCGACACCCTTCTCGCCCACGGCAGCCAAATAAGCCGCGTCGGGACTGCGCTCGCCTTTTTCGTAGTTGAACTGCGATGTCTTAGCCACACCGGCAACAGCCGCGAAATCTGCCTGGTTGAAGCCCAAGCGGACTCGCTCTTCCCTCAGCCGATCACCGATATTCAACAAAACGACCCCTCAAGGCGTTGACACTTCAACATTCGTTGAATAATCTGAGCCTGTCATCACACGAAATCACACGAATCTGCACTATGCCGAACGCCTACCCCACTGAGCAAGCGTGCAAAGCAGCGCGCGAGCGGCTGCAAAAACTCGGTCTGTCTGCGAAGGAATGGGCCGAGCAGAACGACTTCACGCCCAGCACCGTCTACGCGGTGCTCAATGGGCAGAAGAAGTGCCTGCGCGGGGTCTCGCACCGGGCCGCTGTGCTGCTGGGTATCAAGGCCGGCGAGGTGGAACAGTAATGGCTACCACCCCCAGCAAAAACCAGAAGCGCAGCGCCGCCGTTCTAGAAACACGCCGCCAGGTCATGAGCGCGGTGATCGCCGCCTTCCCGGGCGGCCGTGAGTCCGCCGCCGCCCGCCTCGGCCTGCCCCTCAAGAAGCTGGACAACCACCTGTACGAGAACGCCGGCAGCCAACCGCTGACCGACGCCCAGGTGCACCAGCTCGAGCAGCAAGCCGGCACCGCCTTTCTCGCGGACTACATCTGCAACCTCTACGGCGGCGTGTTCGTGCCCATGCCCGAGCAAGGCGAACTCGACAACCTGGACCTGTACGCCCGCGGCCTCAGCACCAGCCAACTGCGCGGCATGGTCGACCAGCTGATCGCCAAGTCGCTCGACGACGGCGTTATCAGCCCGGACGAGGTGCAAGCCATCCTCGCCGCCCACCGCCAGCACATAGCCGCACGCCACAGCGAAATCACCGCCGTCATCGTGCTGCACAGCAAAGCAAGCGAATAAACGCCTGATCCTGGGGAATCCAGGGCAGGCATCAGGAACCGTATTAGGCGCTGGATGCGTCGCCATTTAACCGGCCCAGCCGGTGCCGCGACTAGCGGCGGGGAGACAATTTGAGCATTTACAAGCTGGTATGCCCTGCTTGCGGAAACCCTGTGCGTATCCGCTCAAGCGAGGGCCAAAGCCCGCTGTTCCGCACCATGTACGGCCAGTGCACCTACGTGCCCTGCGGCTACAACATCGTCGGTTCCTTCAACTGGGATTACGGCCTCAACACATCGGGCATGGACAAGCCGCGCATCACCCTGCCGGTTGCTCCCTCGATAGTGAAACGCCAAGCGCAAAAAGACTGCCGCCTGAAAACGGATCAGCTCGACCTGCTGGAAGCACTGGAGGAAGCGGTATGACACTCGAAACCATCGACGCCACCGACTACCGCACCCGCATGCAGGGCTGTGCCCAGGCCTTCATTGAGCAGCACCAGGCCGAGCACCTGAGCGACGACCAGCAACTGCTTGAGCGCACCTGCAACCATCTGGTGCATGCCCTGGAAGTGCCCATGTTCATGGCCCCGCGCTTGGCGCAGTTGGCCATGAGTCAACACACCCGCTAACCCAAAGCACCCCAGCCCCACCCCGGTGGGTTTGGGCAAGTTGCGCCCGGAGCACGCCATGTCAGGAGAAGTACTTCAGTTTCGTCAGCAGCGTGCCACCGCCAAACCGGGGGAAGTAAGCATCCACGTCAATTTGCCCAAGGCCATCGCGGAAGCCTGGCTGGAGCGCCTGCGCAGTGAACTGCGTCAGGGCTTCGACCTGCATTGGTACGACGACCGCTACCGCACCGTGCCCGCTGGCCTGCGTAGCGCTCGCATCCTCGACGACCACCCGGCATTGGCCGGGCACAAACGCACCATCGGCGCGCTGAAAGCCGCCCTCTCAGCCAACGTTTAAGGGCCACACAGATGACCGCCACTGAAATCAATCTCGCCAAGCTGGCCAACTGCAGCGCCCTGGCCAAGCGCCCGAACTTTTACACATTCGCGCTGAACCTCACTTTCCTGTTGGAAGACAGCCAACACCTTGAACTGGCGACGCTGAGCGTTGAACGTCTCAAAGGTATGACGGACGCCTATCGCGAGCAGGGCCTGCTTAACGACCGGGAAGGTAACGCCATCATCGACGAGCTGTCGGCGTACGTCCGGGAGTTGAAGGCGTGAGCACGATGCAAGAAAAACTCCGCGCCGAAGTGCTGCAACGCATCGAGCGGGACTATGGCCTAAAGCGCGCGGGCGCCAGTTACCTGCGCAAAGGCAAGTGCCCCAAGTGCAAGAAAGCCACGCTCTACACCTTCAGCGACTCGCCTTGGATGCTCATTTGCGGCCGCCCGGAGAAGTGCAACCACCGCGTGCACATCAAGGACGTATACAGCGACCTGTTCAACGACTGGAGCGAGCAAGCCCCAGCCACCGCAGAAGATCCAGCCGCTACAGCCCGCGCCTACCTGGAATTCGCCCGCGGCTTCCGTACCGAGCTGTTGGCCGGCTGGTACACCCAGGAAAACTACTGGGACAGCAAGCTCAAGATCGGTAGCGCCACGGTGCGCTTCCCACTGGAGAAAGGCGGCTATTGGGAACGTCTGATCGACCGCCCCGACCGCTTCGGCAAGATGAAAGCGCGCTTCCGCCCCACCAGCGAAGGCAACCCGGGTTACAAGGGTGTGTGGTGGTGCCCGCCATCGCTGGATCTGCTAGAGGTCAGCGAGTTGTGGATCGTCGAAGGCATCTTCGACGCCATTGCCCTGCTACACCACGACATCGACGCCGTGTCGATGATGTCCAGCGCGCCATTTCCGGAGCAATCCCTAAAGGCCCTGGCCGAGCAGCGCCGGGCAGTGGACAAGCGCTTGCCGCGCCTGGTGTTCGCACTGGACAACGAACCGGTGGCCCGCGCCAATACCCGCCGCTGGGTCAAGCAGGCCCGTGAACTGGGCTTCACCTGTAGCGCGGCAATGATCCCCCAGCGCGACAAGAAGCTCGACTGGAACGACCTGCACCAGCGCTGGCAGTTCGTCGAAGGCGACGCCGAGCGCGCCAAGCAACGCGAGCAGGACATCAAGAACGCCCGCCACGAAGGCGACCTGCTGCTGGCCGAGTCGCCCGAGGAAAAGGGCCTGCTCATGTACGACTGGGAGCCGCGCCGCGAATTCTCCTTTTCGTTCAAGAACAGGCTGTACTGGTTCAAATTCGACATCGAGAAGTACGACCGCATCCTCACCGACCTGGAAAACTCGGAGCGCGAACAAGACCAGTTGCTCAACGACCGCGAGCGCCGCGACAAGGCCATGCGCCAATGCGGCGCGGTGGTGCGTATCGCCAACTGCTACACCCAGGCCCTGTACTGGATGCGTAACGAGCAGACGGACGAATCCTGGTACTACTTCCGTGTCGACCGTCCCGAAGGCCCAAGCGTCAAGAACACCTTCACCCCCGCGCAACTGGCCTCGGCCCCGGAGTTCAACAAGCGCCTGATGGGCATCGACGCCGGCGCCATGTTCACCGGCACCGCCATGCAGCTGCAGCGCTTCCTGGAGCCCCAGCTCGAACGCCTGAAAACCGTGCGCACCATCGACTGGGTCGGCTACACCCGCGAGTACTCGGCCTATGTGTTCAATGACCTGGCCGTGCAGGACGGCAAGGTCTACAAGCTCAACAAGGAAGACTTCTTCGACCTGGCCGACCTGAGCATCAAGAGCCAGACCCACTCGCCGGCGCTGCAGGTCAACGCCGACCTCGATGCCTACGACGAGGCCTGGTTCGAAACGTTCTGGCAGTGTTTCGGTGTACGCGGCGTGGTGGTGCTGGCGTGGTGGCTGGGCTGCCTTTTCGCCGAACAGATCCGCCTGCTGCACAAGTCCTACCTGTTCCTGGAGCTGATTGGCGAGGCCGGCTCGGGTAAATCCACGCTGATCGAATTTTGCTGGAAGCTTTGCGGCCGGCAGGAATACGAAGGCTTCGACCCCACCAAGGCCACACCGGCCAGCCGGGCGCGCAACTTCGCCCAGGTAGCGAACCTGCCGGTGGTGCTGATCGAATCCGAGCGTGAACAGCAGGAAGGTGCCCCCACCAAGCACTACGACTGGGACGAACTCAAAACCGCCTACAACGGCCGCAGCGTGCGCAGCACCGGGGTGAAGAACAGCGGCAACGAAACCCGCGAACCGCCGTTCCGTGCCGGCCTGCTGGTGGCGCAGAACAACGCCATCAAGGCGTCTGAGCCGATCCTGCAGCGCCTGGGGCATGTGAACCTGACCCGCGAGCATCACACCCCGAAAACCAAGCTGATGGCCGAGCAGCTCGAGCGCATGCCGGTCGAGAAGATCAGCGGCTTCCTGCTCAAAGCCACCTGCACCGAGGCGGCAATCCTCAAGCTGATGGACGAGCACACCAGCCCCTACGAACAGCAACTGCTGGCCATGCCCGGCATCCGCACCGTGCGTATCGCCAAGAACCACGCGCAGCTGCTGTCCCTGGTCGACTGCCTGCAGTTGGTGGTGCCGTTGAACGACGAGCGCGCTGCCCTGGTGCGTGAAGAAATCGCCGACATGGCCGTGCAACGCCAGCAGGCCATCAACGCCGACCACCCCACCGTGCGCGAGTTTTGGGACCTGTTCGGCTACCTCAACGGCGTGCTGCCACAAGGGGGCCTCGATCCGGATGGCCACCTCAACCATGCACGCGCTGATGGCTTAATCGCCGTGAACCTCAACGAATTCGTTGAGGTAGCCGCCAACAAACGCCAGCAAATCCCGCAAATGAGCGAGCTCAAGCGCCTGCTCAAGACCAGCAAGTCCCCCAAGTTCGTGGACTCGAACCGTGCCGTCAATTCCCAGCGGCTGCGCGATGCCTTCGATAAGCCCAAAACCGTGCGTTGCTGGGTTTTCCAGCAGGCATAGCAACCGCCCAGGCGCTGCAACGCCCAGGCAAACAACCCCAAAGGAGAAGCACCATGCAAAACCCAAACACCCCGGAATGGCTGGAGCTGTTCACCACCGCGTTCGGCGCCAAGGGCCTCGTTGCCCTGGCCTGGTGGGCCGGCGCCTACCACGCCGAGCGCATCCGCAATCTGCAGGTCAGCTATCCCATCCTGCTGATCAACGGCGATGCAGGCAGCGGCAAGTCCACGCTGGTCAACAACCTGTGGATCCTGTCCGGTGCGCCCCACTGCGAAGAACTCAACCCGCGCAACCATACGTTTAGTGGGCTGCTGGTACAGCTGACAAAGGCCGCCAACGAGCCTGTAGTAATCAATGGCTTCGACACGCCGCCTGACTCCGAGCACTTCGACTGGGATGCGCTTAAGCCGCACTTCAGCACGGGGGCCGTTAGGCACACCGCAGGCGGTGAACCGGTTCACTTCCGCGGCGCCCTGGCCATCGTTGGCGCTGGTCCCAACATCCTGAAATCGCGGTGCGTCGAGGTGAACCTTAAGTCCCGCGAACAAACCGCCGAACGCAGCGCCGCCGTTCAGGCCCTGTATGACCTGCACATCAGCGAGCTTGAAGGCTTTCTGGCGACCGTCAAGGCGCACCAGGACATGGCCATCTTCTGCATGGGTAAAGCCGAGGCCCTGGCCTTCGAGCTGGCCGACAAGGTGAGCATCGAGCTGAACATCCGCGACGCCCGCAACCACGCCCAGCTGATCGCCCTGCTCGACTTCCTCGACACCCTGTTCCACGTCCCCGCCGACGCCCTGGAGGCGGCGAAAGCCAGCGTGCGCGAAATGGCCTGGCACACCGTCGGCCGCACCCGCGGCCCGATCGAGGACTGAGCCATGAACGACGAAACCCCAACCAGCGTCATCGCCACCCTGATCGGTAGCGGCATCGCCCTGCTGCTGCTCGCCGCAGGCGCCAACGCTGCCCCCGACCTGCTGCTGGCCCTCACCCACTGACCCAACCGCCCAGGCGCTGCAACGCCTGGGCGACACCCGAAGGAGAAGCACCATGCCCGACTATCACTACAAATCAGACGCCCCGGCCACTGTGGCCATCGTCAGCGAGTACTACCAGGCGAAAGCGCAGTTCCTCAAAAAACTCGAAGCCCTGGGGGAATTGTTCGGCGGCAAGGTGGCGCCGATGCGCAGCGGCGATAGCTCCTACGCCGGCGGCGTAAAACTGAGCGACGCCCGCGAACTGGACGTGCACTGGTGCCGCCCAGATCAGTGGGGGCACCGCGCACTGCGCAGTAAAGCGGTACCGCCCAAGGGCACAGACAAAAAAGCCCGGGCACACATGCACGCCGAACACGAACGCCTGACCACCCTCTGGCGAGAAAACGTCCCGGCCATGCTGCACCAGACTGAGTACTGGAACCGTCTGAGCGTCAACACCGGCAACCTACTCTTGTGCGGCGGCGTGATGTTCGAGCACCAGGGCGTGGCGTACTTCCACCTGGGCTTCGAGATCAACAAGGGCGACCACGACAGCGAGGTCGCCGCCGGCAAGCCAACAAGTGGCTGGATCGAAGGTGCCATCGAGATATTCCCCCGCGAGTACGAAGCCGCCCGCGCCGCCAAGCTGGAGGCCCGCCAATGAGCCAGGCACGCGAGAACCTTGAACTGGCCATGGCCTTCGAGGACTGGGCCAAGCCCCGCGGCTACGACATGCAGCGCAATCCGGCTGACCAGCAGTTCTACGACATCGAAACCCGCGCCGCCTGGCTGGGCTTCGAGGCCGCCCACGGCCCGGACGGCTGCCGCCCCTATGGCCAGCAGCTCTACGCGGTGATCAAGAAATCGAGCCAGTACGCCCACCAGAGCGACAAGTTGTTCCCCGTGCGCGTCGCTGCGGCGCCCTACGGCGACTACATCGTGCACGGCGGCGTGGGCGGTGTGTACCGCAAGAAAGACGTGAGTTTCTACGTGATCGAGGACGGCAAGCAGTACCGCCTCAGCTGACACCGACCAGGCCGGAAAGAGACGGCGCCGGGGGCTGCAACCCCCGACGCCAACCACCCCAAAGGAGAAGCACCATGCAAGCACATCAACCCCAAGGCGGCGGCGCCAAGAATACCACTGATCCATTCGCGTACTCGGACGCTAAGGGGCGTTTCGAGGTACCGACCCAAGTCCTGATCGATCGCCTGAATAGCTACACGTCAAACCGCGTTGCCTGGGCGGCAGCAGAGCGCCTGCAACTCCTGGGGACACAATTAGCCGAGGCTCAGCGCATTGCGGCGCAGTGCATGTGGGTATCCGTGTCTGAGCGCCTTCCAACGTGCGATCACGAATGCACCACCGACCACATCATGGTTTCGAACACCGTGCTGGTGACTGATGCTGGCTCGTTGCAAACCCTCGGTATCGCTCACCTCAAGGCTGACGGCGAGTGGAAAGTCTACGGCGGGGAATACGACTTCATGAATCCACAAACTATCACCCATTGGATGCCGATGCCATCTGCCCCGGTAAAGCAAGCACAAGGCGGTGCAGCATGAAGCCCTGCAGCCTAGCCAAACGTCACCGCTGGATCTTCCTGCGCAATGTAACCACAAGCCATCAGAACGGCCGCACCGTAAGCTTTCACCGTAAAGGTCTGTACCGCTGCGAATGTGGAGCTAGAAAGCACGGCGCCTATGACATCAACGAAGTGATGCAGGGGGGGGACGCCCAATGAGCCGCGACAACGACATGAAGCTGCAGGCAAAGCTTCGCAAGCTGCTTGCCCTGGCAGAGCGGGGTGAAGGCGGCGAAAAAGAAACCGCACAACGCATGCTGAACAAAATGCTAGAACGCCACGGCATGAGCATCGATGACCTAGCCACCGAACGCCGCCAAATACGCTGGTTTGGTTTCCGCAACAGCTCGGAACGTCGCCTGGCGATTCAGATTCTTGCCAAGGTCTGCGACACACACTCGCCAGAGTCTTACTCGAACAAACGACACCCGAAGAGCATTGGGGTGTTGGTAACAGCGGCCGAAGCAATCGAGTTCGAGCTCCACTACGAGGCCCTGCGTAAGGCGTTGGCCGAACATTTTAAAGACGCCTACTCAGCATTTGTGCAGGCCAATCACATCTTCCCGGCTACCCCGCGCGAGTCCAGGGCGGATGCCGAATCGCTGAGCGCTCGGGATTTGCGAATGCTTGCTATGGCAGCCGCCGTCGAACCAACAGCGGTAGTTTCACGCATCGGGAAAATGAAGGGGGCGGTCAATGATTGAATCTCGCATTCGCCCGCCACTCGCCGGCGCCCGCCTGGACATGCCCAGCATCTGCGATATCTGCGGTAAGGCCCGCTCGACCCGCAAGCACGCCAAGTGCAGCCGCATCCGCCAGAAAATGAAGGACGCCCAGTGGCAAACCTACATGGCCGAACAAGCCGCCAAGAAACAGGCCCTGCAGGAGCGCCGCCGTTATGGACGCTGACCGTTTCTATCTGCAGGACAGCCGCAGCAACGTCGGCAGCCGGGCCACGTTCTGGAAGCTGGGGGGCGGCTACACTTCCAACCTGGACCAGGCCGAGCAGTTCACACGCGAGAAAGCGGTGAAACAGTACGAGTGCCGGGAAACTGACCTGCCCTGGCCAGTCGATTACGTCCGCGACCGTGCCGAGGTCGGTGTCGACTTCCAGCACCTCACTCGCTCGGAAGCAGAGGCATATCGCAACGTCGACGGACGCGTGTATGTGGCCTACCCGCGCGGCTGGGACGGCAACGACCTGGTCTGGCGCGGCGGCAGCGGGCAGACCTCCAACCTGGAGGACGCAATTCATCCAGGCAAGTCAGATGCATCTGTTTACCTTGCCCAAGGGTTTGATCTGTGGCCATGCGGCTACATCGTGGAACGCTCTCGGCCAGTAGTCCGCGCCGCCACACTCGAACACAAGCAGGCGTTGCGCGCGGTGGGCCTCAAGCTGCCCAAGATCAAACGCCAGCGCATCCGCCGCTACACCGTCAATTGCGACGGCTGCGGTAGATTCCTTAACGAACTGCAGCGCTACCACTCATGCCCCAACTGCGGCGCGAGGAATGCGCCATGAGACAGGTGATCATCACTACGGGCCGGCGCTGCGGCAAATCCCTGCTGCACCTGCTGATTTACGCCGCCAACAATGGCTGGACAGCGCGCCGCACACGCGGCGGGCACGTCCGCTTCCAGAAGCCAGGGCGCCCACTGATTCACACCAGCAGCACGCCGAGCGATTGGCGTGCTTACCGCAACGCCCTGGCCATGCTGGTCAGGGCTGATCGAGCTGGGGAGGCAGGCCGTGGATAAACCAGAATCCGGCGCCGCCGTTTCTGGTACAGCGGGGGCCGGGGGCAGTGCTACCCTCGGCCTCCCGCCACCGCCAGGGCCAACCGGCATGTTGACCTTCGATGACCTCAAGCGCATCACCGGCTACCGCCGGCGCGCAGACGTGGAACGCACGCTCCAGCAACAGGGCATCCGCTTGTTCCGGGGCCGTGCCGGCCCCTGGACGACGGTGGATCTGGTCAACCAGGCCGGCGGTATCGGCCAAGTCACCAAGGAACAGTACGGCGTCGACATCCTATGAGGCGAGCGAGAAAGCGGAAGCACAATCCGCACATTCCACCACACATCGATCAGGCCGCTCTCCCAGCGGCCGTTTTTTTTGACCCGCGAGACAGCGGCGTCTGGTACACGCTGTATCGCGATGGAGCGGCGGGGAAGCAGCGCCGCAAGAACATCGCGCCGGCTGACGCCTCGCTGGCAGACCTGCACGCCATCATGGACGTGCGTGCAGCCGTAGACCGTGAGAGCCTGCGTTTTCTATGCGAGCAGTACCACGCGAGCCCACGCTTTGCTGGTCTGGCCACATCGACCCAGGAAAGCTACACCTACGCCCGCGACGTGCTGCTTGAGCTGCCCACGAAACTGGGCAAGCCGCTGGGCGATCTGGCTGTCCGCAAGTTCTCTCCCGCCCTGGTGCAACGTGTCATCGACCTGATCGCCGAGGAAGGCAAACCATCTAAGGCCGCCCACGCATTGCGTTACCTGCGCCTGGTCATGCAGTGGGGCCGCAACCGCGGTTACCTGGAAGTGAACCCAGCGATTGGCATCGAGGCCCCCAAAGAGCGCAAGCGGCGGCGCCTGCCGGCACATGCTGTCATGGAGGTGCTGATCGACCGGGCAAAGCACATGGGGCGCCTCGCTAGGGGCGTACCGGGCGCGTGCCCGCAGTACCTGGTGTATGTCATCGAGCTGGCCTATCTCTGCCGGCTGCGCGGTATCGAAACCGTCACGCTGACCGACGCCAACGAAACACCCGAGGGGATCGTCACCAACCGGCGCAAGGGCAGCCGCGACAACATCGTGCGGTGGACACCTCGCCTACGTGCAGCCTGGGACGGCGCCAAGGCCTACAGGGCCAAGGTATGGGATAAGCGGAAAATCCCGATACCGATCAGCGCCGAGCAGCGCTTCCTGATCATCGGCGCCCACGGCCGCCAGTTGAAGAAAAGCGGCCTCGACACGGCCTGGCAGCGGTTCATCTGGAGAGCGATCGAGGAAGGCGACATTACCGCCGAGCAGCGCTTCGGCCTGCATGACCTCAAGCGCCGGGGCATCACTGACACGGCCGGCACCCGTGCCGACAAACAGCAAGCCAGCGGCCACCGCGACGCCGCCATGCTCGACATCTACGACCTGAGCGTTCCCACGGTCGATCCCTCGGTCATCTGACCCCCTCCCCCACCACGTAACAAGCGCGCCAGGTACCGCATGGAACCTGGCCCTTACGGCTGTCTGCACGTAACAAGGAATCGCGTAAGTGCATGATTTATATGCAACGACGCTATTTCTTGTAATCAGTAGGTCCCGGGTTCGACTCCTGGTGCCGGCACCATACAACACAAGGCCTCGCAGAAATGCGGGGCTTTGTCGTTTCTGGCTTCGCGTAAGGCGACGTACGATACCCCAGCATTGAGGCTGACAGCTCGACATTCAGCTCAGCGACCACGAAGACCTGCAAGCCATTCTCTCCGAAGGACGCCGCCGTGCATCTAAGGCTCGGCATGAGTGGCACCGGTCTGGTCGACAGAGGCACCTATATCATCGAAGAGCAGAAGCACAGCGGCACGCCGGGCGCTCTCAGCATCCGCGCCCACAGTGCCGACCAGCGCGAGAGCTTCAACGCACACTGCCAGCAACGTTGCCCTAAGCGAAGTGAATAAATAAATCTGTACCCTTTTCCGCGGTACCCTTTTCCGTGTGTACCATCGACTCTTTTTGCCAATAAGCTAACAGCGTAAAAATCCAAGCGGAGTGGATCGATGAATCTCTACGAATCTCTAAGGAAGGTAAAGAGTGAGGAAGATGTCAAGGATGCTTACATTAAGGCTCTGGGCCTAAAAAGTCATACAAAGGGGCTAATCGACATTCAAACTAACGAAATCTGGTTTGAAGCGAAAGACACTTCAAGATTTTCTTACTACGCAATGTTCACGCAGCTTTTGCATTATGTTCAAGCGGCACTTGACAGCGGACAGCCTGTACCGCCGTTCTTGGCTGTAATCGATACAGAAAAAGCCGCCATTATGAAGAGCTCGGATGTCCTGCCGTTCCTCTCCAAAAAGACCGTTAAGTGGGGGAAGTCAGCCAGCAAGTACACACCTGAAGCACTTGAGGCCATTTCAGCTTACATTGGCACATATTTTGTCGCCTTCAGAATGTCGACTGATGCTGATGAGTTTGTGGCAACAGTTAAGGCTGCGATCAAGTCGGGGCAAATCATCCGGACCTCCATAACCCCTGCTAACCTGAAGCAGGTCTTCGACAAGTGGGTAATTAAGATAGGACGAGAGATAAAAGGAATTCGAGAGGAAGACTACGCCTTACTATTTTTTGCAGACATCATGAACGATGGAACTGTAGCCACCCACAAAGATCTTCCCGCAAACCTGATCCATTTGAATGGAAAGCCGGCATTCTTCATGAACAAGGAGGTTTACGAGCTTAGTAGTACTTTAGGCTATAATCAGTTCTGGGCTATTTACCACCGCCCGCCACTTGAAGAATACCGAAACTACCTTCTTGAACGGCGCGACAGCTTGATCCCCCTTGATGAGCGCAAGTTTAAGGGTGCATTCTACACGCCATTAAATGTAGTTGATAAAGCTTATGACCTGCTGCAAGCAACACTTGGAAAAAAGTGGCAGCAGGAATATTTAGTGTGGGATATGTGCTGTGGAGTAGGCAACCTAGAAGTAAAACACTCTAACCATCGCAATCTTTTTATGTCTACACTTGACGACGCTGACATCAAGGTTATGCAGTCAACCAAAACTTGTGCTGCTGCACATCGCTTTCAGTATGATTACTTGAACGATGATATAGAAGATGATGGCTCCATCAATTACGACCTGAGTGGTAAAGTACCACAGGCACTTCGGGACGCTATTGCGAGCAAGAAACAGATTCTTGTCCTCATCAACCCGCCTTATGCGGAAGCAATGAAAGCAGATAATACTGCTGCTGCGGGCAACAAGGCGAGTGCGAAGACCGGTGTCTCTAAAACCAGAGTGGCTAGTTGCATTGACAAGCAGGGTTACGCTGCGCGCGAATTGTTCACGCAATTCTTAGTAAGGATTGGCAAGGAAATGCCTACTGCTACTGTAGCCATTTTTAGCAAGATGAAGTATGTGAACGCTCCAAATTTCAGTGGTTTCAGGGACGGCTGGAACGCCAAGTACCTGGCGGGTTTTGCAGTGCACAGCAAGGCGTTCGATGGCCTCTCAGGAAATTTTCCAATTGGCTTCCTGATCTGGGAAACCAATCAGAATGCCGTTGAGAGGACGCCCATTACCGCAGTGAGGACTGAGGTCCTTGACAAGAAAGCTACGAAGGTTGGCATCAAAACCTTCTATAATGTCGACTCATTCACCTTACTTGGTGACTGGATCAAACGTCCCCGACCCAACAATATTGAATCTATTCCGCTGAGCAACGCACTGACTCCTGCAAGCGGTACTAAAGATGTACGTGGTAAAAAATGGGCCGATGGTGCTATTGGCGGCTTCATGTGCAAAGGCTCCGATATGCAAAATGCGAGTCGCTCCACAGCCATCTTTTCGTCGGGCTACTGCAGTGCTGGGGGATTTCTCGTCACGGAAGAGAATTTGTGGCAAGTCGCCATAATATTCACTATTCGGCTCTTGATAAAAAAGACATGGCTTAACGATCGTGATCAGTTGTTAGCACCAGTTACAGAGCCTAGTGATGAGCTCAAAGGTGACTGTCTGATTTGGATGCTCTTCAGCGATCAGAACCTTACGGCCAGCGCGGAAGATCTTCAATGGGATGGGAGGAGCTGGCAGCTCGTGAATCACTTCATCCCATACTCGGAAACGGATGTTGGAAGTCCAGGACGGTTCGAGTCAGATTTTATGAACCGATACCTTTCACAGATAACTCTTTCTGTTGAGGCTCAGGCTGTTCTGGCGGCCGCCCGTCCGATTTGGGCCTCCTTTTTTGAAGAAGTTGACGAATTCGGGATACGTAACAAGCTGCATTTAAATCGCCCTGATGTGGGTTGGTATCAAATTCGAAGAGCCCTGAAATCACGTGGAACTCCAACAATTTGGTCACCCTTTACTCTTGCCTACGATGCGCTTTCTGAGAAGCTTCGACCTCAAGTCACCGACATAGCAATGTACCCTGACGAGGATACAGAAATGATAGAAGGACCAACAACAGCGCTTCCTGCATAAAAGTCAGTAAGGGCGGGAGTCGCTTCACTGGAGAACTTTCGCTCTTACTTTCGTCGACCTCTAGCCTCAACACAGGCGCAAGCCATCCTCACCGCCAACACACCGCCGCACGTCAAAGCAAAGTTTTGGCAACGAGCGAATAATGCGTTCGTCTCAAACATCGTTTCCTGCGGTGACTTTGCCTCCCATCCTCACTGTTGCAACCACCCTATCGCACCCGCCCCTCGAACCGACTACCCTACCCCCACCACCAAACGGAGCCACCATGGCAGATAACCCGCTCGGCGCCGGTTTGCGGTTGCCTGATGATGTGCCGCTCGTGCGCAAGCTGGGCCATGAACTGATCGAGTTTCTGCCGGTTGGGGTCTACCTGTGCAATGCGGCGGGGCAGCTGACGACCTATAACGCCAAGGCAGCGGATATCTGGGGTGAGGCGCCGGATATCAGCCAGGGGCAGGTCAGGTACACCGGCGCCTATCGCCTGCGTAGCGAGGACGGCGCCCATATGCCGTTCGAGCAGTCGCCGCTGGCGGCGGTGCTGCTGAGCAAGAAGCCGATCACCAACCTGCGCATGATCGTCGAGCGGCGTGACGGCAGCCAGGTGCCGATTCTCGCCAACATCGTTCCCCTGCTCGACAAGGACGGGAACATGGTCGGCTTCATGAACAGCATCCAGGACCTGCGCCAGCAGGCGGCGCAGGCGCAGATACACAACAACCTGCACAACGCCCTGCTGCAGGCGCAGAAGATGGAGCAGATCGGCAAGGTCGGCGGCGGTGTGGTCCACGAGTTCACCAACCAGCTGACCAGCCTGTCGATGAGCCTGGCGCTGATGGAGAAGGAAATCCGTGAGGCCGGCTCCGAGCAGTTGCAGGCGCGTTACGCGCTGTGTCGGGAGGCGACCGACAAGGTTACGGAGCTGGCCGAGGGTTTGCTGCTGTTCGCCCGCACGCGCCCCAGAACCCTGGAGCGCATCGACCCCAACCAGTTGCTGCTGGGCATGAGCACGCTGATCGGCAACGAAGTGGGCCAGGCGATCAGCTGCCAGCTCAATCTGGCCACCGACAGCAGCTTTCTGCGCGCCAACCGCCAGCACCTGGAAAGCGCCATCATCAACCTGGTGACCAATGCCCGCGATGCCATGCCCGCTGGCGGCCAGCTGACCCTGAGCACCTTCAATACCCATCTCGACCGCAGCAACTTCCCCGAGCACAACGCCAACTTCAAGGCCGGGCGTTACGTGGCGATCCGCGTCGCGGATAGCGGAATCGGCATCGCGCCGGAAGCGCTGGAGCATATCTTCGCGCCCTTCTATACCACCCGCTCGGTCGACAGGAGCACAGGCCTGGGCCTGACCATGGTCAAGAGCTTCGTCACCGACATGAACGGCCAACTGACGGTGACCAGTCGGCTGGGCGAAGGCACCAGTGTGAGCCTGTATTTCCCGTGTTATGGCACCGAGCATTCCCTGGCGATTACCGGCAGCGACAGAACCTCGAGCGGAGAGTGACAGCTGGCCCCTCGCCAGATTACTGTATACACATACAGCAATCCGAGACTCCAGCCATGACTCAACCAGCCGCCTCCCTCTCCTCCTACGAACAGCTCGGCGCACGGGTTTCCCGCGCCATCAACGCGCCGGCCGCGCAGCGCTCGCGCTCGGCGGTGCTACTGCGCGCCGAAGGCGACAGCCCCGAAGACTGGGCGCGTTTGCTTGATGAAATCGCCGAGAACGACAACGTCACCATCGCCTGGCGCGACGATGGTGTGCAGCTGTTCTGGACGGTACCGGCCGAGGATTGA